GATAGATGCGAGTATCATTGATTACTTATAGCGTAGATGGTGAAAACTATCATTCATCTTGGAGCGTGACTTTGCAAGATTTTGAAGAGGATTTTATCTTATATATAAATAAAGACAAAGATAATGACTTTAGCATACAGTAGGTGAGGAAGTACAATGACAAGCATATTAGCTAATATAAAAAAGAAAAGTATATCTGATATCCTTGGTGGGCTTATTGATTATACTTCTACACGTACATCAGAAATAACAGACTTTACTCCGGGCTCCATCATTAGATCTATTTATGAAGCAGAAGCAATGGAGTTAGAGCAGCTATATACATTAAGTATAGAAAACATCTTGTGGGGTATTAGGCATAGTGTATTAGACGCCTTTGGCTTTACCCCTAAAGATGCTACGGCAGCCTTTGGCTATGTAACAGTAACCTTGTCTACCCCATTGGCATCACCCTTAGTTCTTGCAAAAGGTACTTCGTTTTACTCCAGCAAGGACACAGAGAGTATCATGTTTGTAACGCAGGACAGCTATTTTCTAGATACAGGTACAAGTAGCTTTCAGGTGGTTGTATATTGCACACAATTAGGTACAATAGGTAACATAGATAGTAACTATATAGATACTATGTCTTCAACACAGATAACGTCTAAGACAGCTACTAATGAAGAGCCTTTTGCTACGGGTACTGATGAAGAAAGTACAGACAGCGTGCTTAAGCGATTTAGGCAGTTTGTTGCTACACGTGGCAGGGCTACAGTTAATGCGGTAGATTATGCAGCTAGAAGTGTTCCTGGGGTAACTGGCGTGTATGTATATGAAGATACTGGTGAGTTTACAGTATATGCACATGATGCCAATGGTGACTTAAACCCTTATATGCTGAATCAAGTAACAAATGCAGTAAACTTATACAGACCAGTTGGGATACCTTGGTCAGTAAGCCCAGTGATCAAGCTTGTTAAAGGCATTACTTTTGAGATAGCAGTAACAGACAGCACATTAGTAGATGACAGTTTCCAAACAGGCTTAGCAGAATACGTAAAGAAATATCTGCAATCATTTACAGCGGGGCAAGATCTAGTTCAGAATGAACTAACAAACTACATAATGGGCTATAGCACAATAATATCAGATGTCTACTATGATGGCAGTACTACTAATGGAATAGACGATATGGATACTGCTAACGGTGGTTCAGGTAAGATAGTAGCAACAGATACATTGCCTAATCAGATTATTAGACCAGGCGAAGTAATCATTGCAAGTTGTATTCAAGGGAACTTTAATACAGACTTAGACATAGGCTAGAAAGCAGGTAGAAGTTGAACTTTTGGAAAAACTTACACCCCTTACTAAGAAGAGAAGAAAATACAGATGAGGGTTCTGCCAATGGTGCAGTTCTGCATGCTATTGCAGGTGCATTAAGCGATGCAGAAAAAGAGCTTATACCAAGTAAAATGCAATCTAGTCTTAATACAGCCTCTGGTTCCTACTTAGACTATTGGGGCTATTGGTTTGGTGTACTTCGTAAAACTAATGAAGATGATGATAGCTATAGATATAGAATAGTACAGTACTTACTCTTAGGCAGGGGAACGGCATCTTCAATTATTAGGGGTATCAAATATGCTTTAGACGACCAGAGTGCCACTATTACCATTTTTGAGCCTTGGCAAAATATTTTTTACTTAGACAAGTCTACAATGGATAGTCTTTACTACATGCAGGGGAACTATTATAGATACAGTGTTATTACTGTAAACATAGATAGACCTTTAGACGAGACCATTTGGCTGGCAATTCAAGCATTTAAGCCAGCAGGGGTCAGAATATCAGTAGAATATAATGCTACCTTAAGCTACTTAGCAGAGCCTACATTGTTAGCCAAGTTAGACAGTCAGGCAGATAGCTTTTTAACATTAAACTATGGTAACAATAATGAAGATTCAGTTTTAACTCTAGGGCTTAATGCAGAAAGCCAGCCCTATCCTGATACTAATAAATTTATATTAGATGAAAGTTTACTTAATAGTACAGCTACACTTAGTGCAGTAGATACTTTCTTACTTAATGAAGATAACTCATTGTGGCTATCTCACATTAATAGCTTAGCTTCAGGAGCATCTCTAAGTGCCTTACGAAATTTGGCAAATACAACAGCTACCCTTACTTTAGGGAACGACCCAGGTGGATGCAGAGCGCTTAACATTCTTGACCATTCAGGGAATAACATTAATACTCACGACAATAGAAGTATAGAAGCTATTATGCAATATTATGGCTTGGGTGCAAATATGATACCTGAAACTTCTTACGAACTTACGGTAGATGAGCAGGCAACAGGCTGGGGCAACAGTTTAAAGTATGAAGTTGCTTCAGGTGATATAGCTATACAAGCAGGGGAGCTTTATACAGTTAGTGCATGGGTTAAATCAGATACGCATGACTTGGGTGTAAATATAGCTTATACAGATGCTTATGGAAAGCAATACTGGGCAACAGATACTACAACAGATCAAGCTACTATATCTGCAGGTAAGAGTGGCTATGCTTATGTATCTTTTAAAGCAGCAGTTACATCAGCCAATTATACAGTGTACACAACATTTACTGGGAGGTATGAAGATAAGACAAGTATTGGCTGGAAAGAAGTTAAATTAGAGCATACACCGAAAAGGACACCATGGATGCCTAAAGCAACCGATATGGGTGGCTTGTACAAGCCTAGCTATAATATGCTTGAAGATAGCTTGCATGTGCAATCTTATGGCTTAACTAATATGAGCCTAGTAGACTCAGGCAAAGGCTATAGTTATCTTACGAGTGCTGATATTATTAGTGTCTTAAGTCATGATGGTAATAATTTAGCTACCCATGATAATGCAATTATTACGGTTCAAACGGAATATGCCAAAACTGATAGTACTTTATCGGACTCTGGTACATCAGACAGCATGGCAGTAGACATTCCAGGAAGCTATGATATGGTGCAGGACACAAGCTACATATTATCATTTGATGCAAAAGGTACTAATGCAGGCGATGAGGACTTTAATATACAGGTAACAAATAGAACTGGTTCTGTCTTAGATGCATCTTATAGATATAAAACAGATAATACCCAGAAGAAGAGTGAGGACTATGGAACTTGCCAGTTAATTTTTACAGTGCCCTACACAGATACCTATACAGATATAAGAATATCTCTAGCAGGAAAAAATAATGTAGGGACTTTAACAATAAGATACCTTAAATTGTATATAGGAACCAAAGACCACTTTTATTTGCAGGCTAAAGATGAATTGCCTACTAATTTAGTAGGACTAGCATACAAGTATACAGGCAAGCTTGGCAAATACTATAGCTGGCTGGACAGCAGGGACTACATTGAGGATATAAGCCCAATTGGTCTAGGCGTAGACTGGAATATAGAGGACTATATTACATATACAGAGAACTGCCCAGTAACTTTAGACTCCAGTATGCTGAAGGGGAACACTACACAAGATAAATTAGCATACCTATTGTCATTAGCAGATCAGTATATTGTCCATGAGGGCAAGTCAACAGGTGGTCAAGTTTACCTGCAAGTAGGCTTTAAGGTATATAATGTAACCAATGGAAGTTATACTATAGCAATTAATACAGATGATTTGTATATTGATACAGATGGCAAGGTGTGTTTACATACTTATCTGTTTAGTGATCCAGACACGCAAGTTACAGATGTATTAAGCAAGTATAACCTATCACTATGCTTTAGACTTAAAACAGAAACTGTAGGTTCAGAGCTTGAAGCAGTAGCAGAAATAAAGCCAATAACAAAATAATGGAAATATATAGGCTATTATAGAAATATGTGCTATAATAGCCACCAGAAAGTTGAACAAGGAAGTGAATGATGTTTAAGAAATACAAGAAAACGATTAGAGGCGAGTATTTAAATGACGATCAAGACACAGGTAGTGAAGCTAAAAGTTAATAAGACCATGCAAAAGCATCTTGATGACTTGTGTGACTATCGTCGATACTGCTGGAATAAAGGCTTAGAAACTTGGCAATTAATGTATGAAGCTCATACATTAAACAAAAAAGATAATCCCAGTCCTAACGAACGCAGAGTCCGTGATGAACTAGTCGCAAATAAAGCCGACTGGCAATATGATTTGTCTGCCAGATGTTTACAATTAGCGATTAAAGACTTAGCTAATGCTTGGAAGAACTTCTTTGCTACGA